CGCTTCTTTTGTTTATAAGGCTGACTGTTGGCTTTCGCCATGGTGTGTTGTTGTTGTTGGTGTGATTGTGAAGGTCTAGGTGGGGGCTTAGCTCTCTTCGACTTACTTTGAGGGTTTTTGTTTTTCTTTGTTGGCATTGTTGTAATAACTATCTTTTGTCCATCCTCTTGTACATGACTCCCTCAAAATCATGCACACTCTTAGGTTTGATTCCTAATCGGGCCGCAACCGTTAAGATACTACTGACCGCCCCGTTTCGTGGTAGGTGGGGGTTCAAATACTCATGCAAGATGAGTGGTCGTAGTTCATTGACTATTCCTAAAGCACGTTCTGATAGTGTACCATCCATGGTCCCTCTTAACTCTCCGTCTGCCATAAACAGTAGTCTGGGGATGAATCTCTTTGGATTTAAGGGAATGGTGTAATAAGATTTTGGTTCCTTTTCAATAAGAAGACTATTTAAGTAGGGCGCCATCAAATCTGGTTGATACAGCGCTAGCTCTCCATCCTTCTTGAGCAAATCTAACTTGCACGGTATGGAAAACTGGTCTTCTATGAATTCGCACAACATATGTGCTCTTTTAAGTCCATTTCTATCACTATCGAACCTCTCTACTCCATCGTCGCCGGTAGCGATGGTTACCATACTCGCAAAGTCTTGTAAGTAGTCTGCCACAGTTTCTCGCATGATATACTTCATGAAGAAACAGTTGTGGAAAATATGAGTGGCAGTGTTAACCCAGGTTGTGAAATAATTCCCACTTGGATTTGTTGACGTTAGTGCGTACAAAGATTCTCGTCCATCTGGTTCTATAATAAGAGATAGGGGTTGTGTAATGGATAAAGAAATGTACTCATAGATCGGGCGGGGGACTGTTTTTCCTGTCAGTCTGTCTAGTAACTCTAATGTTTTGCTTGTTAAATACCCACACGAGTTCTTATCGAATGAGGTATAGTCAATACCAAACGTGAACCCGTGGGTCATACGTGATACGACCTTGTCATTGTAAGCTTCAGGGGTTGTAATAACAAACATTTGTGGTATGGCTTCTTTAAGCCTGGTCTCTGTTACAGAATACCACCTCCTACATAATGAAAGTAGGAATAGAGGGCCCGTAGAAACAAGCCGAAACTTAAGTGTTGCGACTTTTCGATCAGAATACTTATCGACCTTTGGAAAAGGTCTCCAAACAGCAGGAGGGTAACTACCACTCATTATAGCATCTTCTGCTTCCTGCATTTCTTTAACCATATCTTCCAAGGTATAGTCTTTCAGCAGGTCTGCAAATGTTTGGTAATAAGTGCATAGTGGATACCCGACACTAGTGTCAGGGTCTTTCATAGATATCACCTCTTCCCAAGGCAATATTGGACTACTACCGCCGTAACCCTTCCACGCCTCATAGATGTCATCAAAAACAGCATCAATTTCCTTGTTGTGCCATATTACTGACTTTGGTGAGCCTCTAATACTAGTAGCAATTTCCTCCTTCATCTCTTGAAAACCCCCTCTACCATAATTGTATGTATTGTAGTTTAGTAATGGGGACTCAAAATCGATTGGTGGATAAGTTACTGCTTCAGGTTTCAAGGCTAAATGTTTTGGTGCTGGGTTGAGGACGTTGAGGTCCAGAAAGGCGGCGGAATCAAGTAGTCATTTCGTCCACTTCTTTACGCAAGCCGGGGTGGGAGCCATGCTCCTGTCTATCGAATAACATGTATTTGTTTTCCCGGATTGTGTTGATCCAAAATGTAATGCTAATGGAACGAAATTTGATGATCCTCCTATTCTGACGTACACAATGGATCCTGATGATCCTGGTCCAGTTTGAGTATCAGGGTTGATCACCGAGCAGTCTATATCGAAAGAATATGATACTCCTCCTTCTATTGGGTATGCCTGGATGATTCGCCCTTTTGCTACATTGCGTATCAGTGATGCTGTTCCAAGTGTGACCACTTCAACTGTTGCTCCTATAACGGAGTTCACGTTTTCATAATCCCACCTTGTAGCCAGCATTGTTACCGTTGCTAATTCTCGCTGTAATTGTGTTAAGTCTTCTGTTTGTTGTACTCTGAATTTTACCCACACATAGGCATTCATGTCGCAATCCGCCGCATATTCTGCGAACGATTCCAGCTGCTCAGCTTTCTCTAATGTGTGACCACTGGGGAACAGGATTCGAGCTGATCCTACCTGTACGATATTCTCAACTCCTTCTGCCTCATAATGGGCCACGGTTATAAACCTAGCTATTACAACTGGATCTCCATCCACTCTATGGACGGCATACGACAACGCCGTTCCGTTACAGACACTACTACCATATGAAATAATCACTTGAGCTCTATCAGCTTGCAGAGGGCGATCACTAAGTACTACCGCTTCCTGACTTGGTACAACACTAGTTTTCTTAGGTTCTTCAATTTTGGTTTGTTGCGGTTTAGGTACTTTTATGGTCACCTTCTTTTTCTGATTGGTAGGAGTTGCGTTCCGATTCGACGGTAAGTGGCCTAAACATAGGTCACACATTGTTGCATTTCCAACCATTGGGATCTCAAGTGATGCAGCTAACCTTGCTCTGGTTTGCCACAATTTCCTAATTTCCGTTTGTCTGAGTGCTATCATTTCATTAAGGCTTTCCAGTAGGTCCAACTTATCTTGACGTGTTTTTGTTTCTATTTGGGTAATTTTCTTTTCTTCTTCTACGGGTTCTTCGCCCGTCTCTACCGCACTAACTTGCTGAGTTGGTGTGTCGAGAGTGTGCTGCTGTGCTCGTGGGTGGTCAGCAAGTGCGCATAACAAGGCACATGATGGTAAGACGTGCATGGGTGGGCTGGGGAATATAGACATTTCTGTCCACTCCTGGCCGCAACCACACGTGAATTTTTCCACCTCATAACGACCGTTTCGTTGGTCGCATTCATAACACAGCATGTCGCCGCAACTCGGAGAACTACAGTGAAGACAAACGTTGTCTATGATGTTATCTGCAGCTACGGCTTTACAGAAATCTGAATGAAACACATTGGGATTGAGTTTCCCAATAACAGGAAGATACCAGTTTCCAATCTGGTAGTAGTTCTTGAACTCTCTCATAGAGTTGTACGAACATAGGTCACACCGTGGTACATCAAACTTTTGTATGCAATGTGCACATAACGGATGTTTGCCAAAGGCTTTTCGACCGCAAACACACCGGTTATCATCGTAAGGGTTTCCCCTCTGACTAGTATTCCCGTGTTGGTCATTTTTAACCCATCTTGACGCCTCCGCTTCTCGTGTTGACCTTCTTGATCGTCTCGATGGTGGTGGTACCTTCTGGGTATATCGTTTAACCTCTTCTGTTTGCACTGCTTCTTGCACTGTCGATACATCTCCGTCACATACATAATACATAGTAGCATCAGTCTGCACGTGTGTTCCTTGGACCATTACATCAGTGGTTCTTGGTCGTGGTGTTGGAATTATAGGTGGTTGACGATCTCTTTGTAGTGCTGCTACTTTCCGTAGTAGCACATAGACATCTGATATTTGTTCATCTCCGTCTCGAACTGTCGTCGCTAACTTTGGTACATTGATCCCGTTTATTAGATCAGCAACATGATCCCTGTATTGCCTGCTTATTGCTGGGTACATGGAGAATAAAGTTGCTATCACTTCTTTACGGAAAAACTTTGATCCAACGTCTGCAACTAACGATTCTTGTACCCCTTTTGCTGCTTTATAGAATCTGTCTCTATGTTCTGCTGGGGTGAGTAAGGCACTAGTGCCTCGATCGTCCATTGTAGCCATCAAAATCGCTAATAAGCGTTGTTTCTCTGGTTCCCTCTCTTCCATCACACCTTCCCAATTTGTAGACTGTGGCTGGTACTCATCCTCGAAATAGGCATCAAATTGAGCCCCATACCAGTATTCGAAATACTCTTCGTTGGTAGGCTCATAGTTGTTGATTTCTAGCTCGACAATACCATCATTATCTAAGTAGGATTTGGTGTATGATCCATTTGAAAAGGATAGGCGAAACCTGTTCTTCGATTTCCCTTTCTTGCTCACAAAACCTTTTGCGTTTCTTTTGAGCTTCCCTTTTCCTTCCTGTTCCGGACTTAGTTTCTCATATTCGTCTTCAAACTCTTCCAATATTTGCTGTATTGCTTCATCCAACGAGTGAACTAAATCCGCGTGTTTCTTTTCCATTTTCTGTGTTGGAAAAGTCATTCTAATAGTACCATTAGGATTCAAAGGCGCCACTTCCATGGGCGTTGTTGCAGCTTCGGCTGTTTTAACTTTCTCCTCTACCATTATTTCCGGTGTTTGAGTATAATTGTCCGCTGACTCTGCCACTCGAATTTTCTTCGAAGCGGGGTATAAAGCTGTAACAAATATATTACCGTAATGATAAGCATTGGCTAAATTGGCTAATTCTGCTGATCTCGCTTGTAGTACAATCTCTCGAGCTTGTTTCTCTTTGGTCGATATTTGTTTAACCATGAGTGCGACGGCTTTTTCCTTTAGAGCGCTGATTCTCTTCTGGTATCGTTCTAAGGCTTTGTCAAGGCGTTTTTCATATGCCTCAATCATCTCCTGTTGATCGACTTCAGAAATTGTATCAACGTACTCATAGGGCTCTAGTGTAGGCATTTCTGCCTCATCCTCCGCATCTAGGTACTCTTCATCTTCCTCCAATTCTTCCTCTTGAATTTGTTGTGCTACTTTCTTCTTCTTTGATTCCTGTAAGGAACGAGCTTTCTTTGCTCTGACCTTCCTTACTTCTGGTTCTATTATGGGTGTAGACTTCTCAACGTTTACGTTTAAGTTTACTACCACGTCCCTCCCTTCTTTATTAAGACAGTTTCCGGACTTGCTTCTACACCCTGCAAGATACTTCAAGCATTTTAAAGGTGCCATAAAATGGCGCCCCCGCGTTCTAACGCAAAGGGCCACGATTAACGCAATAACTACGAACGAGGCTAAACTTCCAAGCATGACCTCAAAGGCAAACATATGTGGTATCTTACATTGGATTCCAAACTCGCCTGTTAAGGTTCCTCCTCGTCTGATTTTCTCACACCCTATACCAAACACTGTTTGGAAATAAGGTGTCGATTCCTCGACTACCCCTTGGTCTTCGGTGAAGTTCCCAAAGGGACAATATTCTTGTTGTGAATGGTCATTTTCCACCCTGAATCCTTGCTGTCGAAGGAGCATATTTGTTCCAGTTAAGAAGTACTCATTATCTCGTTGTTGCCACATTAGCTCACATAAATGTGTGCGGCATTCCGATCTGTAAGTACCATAAGGCACGATAGCTCCTCCTCCATACATCTGATTGTAGGTTTCCACCATCT